ACTGTCACAAGACTGGACGCAACAATCACAATCATGAAAGCCACTGTGACATGGCTTTCACGAGTCGTAATCAATACGTCTCAAGCTAGTGCAGCAATCCTTCACACGTTTTCCCTTTGGGATCGATACACAAAGACACGGGGTCTCGCATGGACAGTACACCGATGGAAATCGATGCGTCTATGCGTGACCCGGTATCTTTGTAACCAACCCCTACGGGTTGTCGATGGAATGGGAATCCGGGCGGACGGACTGCCGCGGGCCCTAGGGCCCGTGAACAGCCTTATCCGTTCAGGTTCACCTATCCAGATTAAGTTTGCACTGACACTTCTTTCGATCTCTCGACCGATCGAAGGGCCAATCAAACCTAACCTAGATAGTATTACCGTTCCATGGTCCGGATCACTCCATGGCGGGCTTCTAGAGTTCCTTCCACGTTACGTGGAAGGGCTTAAGAAACCCCTCACAGAGTGGGAGGCCCCACACTGGTCAACAAAGCAAGGTCCGAATGGACAGGCTCTGATGACTTGTATGGAGGAATTCCTTTCACTTCCTTATTGGCTAGTCCAGGCACTCAAAATCCTGGGCGGGCCTGACTTTGTGTCTTATTACAATAAGATCCACAAAATCATTGGACGAATCAAGCTTAAAGAGCCTAAGCGGCTCCGAAAGCTCTCATTCATCCAAGATAAGGAGATGAAAACCCGAACCATCGCCATCCTGGATTACTGGTCACAGACGGTTCTAAAACCGTTCCATGATTCAGTAATGGAGATGATTCGTCATCTCCCAGGTGACTTCACCTACCAGGGTGACGTCCGACAACACCTCGATCGTTACCAAGGTACCTTCTATTCGTTTGACCTTAAGGATGCAACTGATCGGTTCCCGATGCAACTGCAAAAGGAACTCTTCAGCCTCATCTTTGGGCCAGACCAATCGAAGGCCTGGGAAGCGGTTATGGTGGGACTGCCCTATGAGTATAAGCTCCCAACAGGCGAAACCGGCCATGCGAAATACATGTCCGGTCAACCTATGGGAGCGTACAGCTCATGGGCGGTCTTCACCCTAACTCACCATGCCATTCTCCAATACATTGTATCAATCCACCCGGAGGTGGGTTATGCAATCCTTGGGGATGACATTGTGATTCGAGGAGAAAACGGAGCACGCCTCTACCAGGAGGTCATGGACACCCTAGGAGTACCAATCAGTGAAAACAAAACACACATCTCACAACGTGGTTTTGAGTTCGCTAAGCGGTGGTTCCTAGATGGACATGAGGTAACTCCTTTCCCTCTTTGGTCACTAATTGAGGCGGGTGC